ACGATGTGCTTGAAGCACAATCTGAGAAAATTTCAGAACTAGAAGGCAGAATTAACGAAATGATGGAAGAGCAAATCCAATCAAAATCTGAAAATGCTGAACTAGTTAAGGAACAGGTAATGTCAGAAGTTTCTTCAGACCTTGCCGATACTGAAGTTGAAAAATTCAAAGGTCTTGTCGAAGATGTGGACTTCTCTAATGCCGCATCATATCGGGAAAAGTTGGAAACTCTGAAGGAAAGTTATTTCCCANCAGNAACTCCAACAACATTGACTGAAGAAGATACATTTGATGATGTAGAAACTGGTCACGCACAGGACATTGACACTTCCGATTCAATGGCTGCATATATGTCCGCCATTGGTAGAACTGCCAACAGTGCAAAATAAACAATTTATAAATAGTAGAAAATAAAAAGGAGAAACAAAATGTTTCAAACAGAACATCTACAGGAAAAGTGGTCACCTGTCCTACAGCACCCTGATCTTCCAGAGATCAAGGATAATTATCGCCGGGCAGTTACTACAGTTATTCTAGAAAACCAAGAGAAAGCCCTCCGTGAAGACAGAAACTTCTTAGGGGAAGCTGCTCCAACTAACGCAACTGGTGGAAGTGTTGACAACTGGGATCCAATTTTGATTTCATTGGTTCGCCGTTCCATGCCTAATCTTATTGCATATGACATCTGTGGTGTTCAGCCAATGACTGGCCCAACAGGTCTTATCTTTGCAATGCGTGCTCGTGCTGCGTCACAAGCTGGTGCAGAAGCACTTGCTGATGAGCAAATTCCATCATTGTCAAACCAAGATGCCGGTGGAGACACTGGTGGTGGTGATAAGTCAGGTACTAACCCTGCTGTCCTTAACGACTCACCATCTGCTGGTACATATACTACCGACACTGGTGCAACTCTTGCACAAGGTGAGGCACTTGGAGATACAACTACTAATGCTTTCGCAGAAATGGCTTTCTCAATCGAAAAGCACACTGTGACTGCAACAACTCGTGCTCTTAAAGCAGAGTACACAATGGAACTTGCACAAGACCTTAAAGCAATTCATGGTCTTGACGCAGAAACAGAACTTGCAAACATCTTGTCTGCTGAAATCCTTGCTGAAATCAACCGTGAGGTTGTGCGTAACATCTACGTTTCTGCTGTTAAAGGTGCTCAAGTAAACACAACAACTGCTGGTATCTTTGATCTGGACACCGACTCAAACGGTCGTTGGTCAGTTGAGAAGTTCAAAGGTTTGATGTTCGCAATCGAGAGAGATGCCAACGCTATCGGTCAACAGACTCGCCGTGGTAAAGGTAACATGATCCTCTGTTCAGCTGATGTTGCTTCTGCACTTCAGATGGCNGGTGTTCTTGATTACACTCCTGCTCTTAGTAACAACTTGAATGTTGATGATACTACAACAACATTTGCTGGTGTTATGAATGGTCGTTACAAAGTGTATGTTGATCCATATGCTGCAAACGTAGCCGCATCACAGTACTACGTTGTTGGTTATAAAGGTACATCACCTTATGACGCTGGTATGTTCTACTGTCCATACGTTCCACTACAAATGGTTCGTGCGGTTGGTGAGAATACATTCCAACCTAAGATTGGTTTCAAAACTCGTTACGGTATTGCTGCTAACCCATTCCACACAGGAACAGTTGGTGCATCTACAGACGGTGCGATTTCAATCACATCTGCATCTAACAAGTATTACAGAAAAGTTAAAGTTTCTAACCTTATGTAAGACTAATACTAAAAGAAAGAAGGGGGGATTTGTTCCCCCCTTTTTTTCGTTATAAATACTGGTATGACAACATCAACATCACCATTAGGAAGACAACCAACTGTTCTGGATTATTTAAGTCCAACACAGTTTAAATTTGGTATTCATCAACTACCAAAGGTTGAGTTCTTCACTACAGAAGCAAACATTCCTGATGTAACTTTAGGTGAATTAGTTTTACCTACACCTTTCAAACAGATACCTATTGTTGGAGATCAGGTTACTTTTGGTAATTTGATTGTAACTTTTATTGTTGATGAAAATCTTGAAAATTATATCTCATGTCATAACTGGTTGATAGGTATTGGTTTCCCTAAAGAACGTGAACAGTTTACAAACTTTCGTTCTGGTACATCAAATACTCCAACCGCAGGCGCTGGAGGAAATACTGACATTGGTAAAGTAGGAAAGTCCACAGCTGATAGATCGTTTTATTCTGATGCAACATTGACAGTCTTAACAAATAAAAATAATCCTATATTAGAAGTAAGATTTGAAGATTTGTTTCCTGTTTCACTAAGTTCATTAAATTTTAGTCAATCGGCTGAAGATGTACAATACCTAACCGCAACAATAGACTTTAGATACAAGATATATACTATGCATACACTTGACACATAATATGGAGTAATAATGAACCTTGACGAATTGAAAATTCAAGTCCAAAGAGACTTGAAAATAGATGATGAACACTTAGACACCGAATCATTAAAAAATCAAGAAATCAAAGCCACATACCTAGACCACAAATCTAGATACGAACTTCTTTTGTTTAAAGCAAAAGGTGACTACAAGCGTTTGTATCGTGAGAAGTGGGAATACTATGGTGGTAAGGCTGATGCAAAAATCTACGCATCCAAACCATTTGACCTTAAAGTTCTCAAAACAGATTTAGCAGTTTACATCACATCTGATGAAGATATTATCAATGCAGAGAACAAGGTTGGTTATCTAGAAGTCGTTGTAGATTACATCAAAGGAGTTATCAAGTCAGTTGATAATCGTGGATGGGATATTAAGAACGCAATAGAATGGAAGAAATTTGAAGCAGGAGTAACATACTGATGATTAATTGTTATGATAATTTTATAGAAGAACGTGTTGCAACAATGATTGAACAAAAAATCTTTTTTGAAAAATGGAAGTTTAATCATCTTTCTTTAAGAGGTGGTATGAACAAACACTGGCACATTTTGTGTGGAGAATCTGAAATTGAGTTAGAATATATTAAACCTATTTGGCAGATGATTAATAGTAAATATCCAGAACTTAAATTAGAACGATCATATCTTAATGCACACACACATGGTATTGAACCACACATTCATAAAGATGATGGGGATATAACATTTATCTATTATCCTAGAATNGATTGGAAAACCGAATGGGGTGGTGGAACTGCTTTATTTAATGATGATGTAGAATTGACGCATCATTTTGCATACAAAGGTAATAGACTAATTATGTTTCCAGCAAGTATATTACATCAAGCACAATCAGTAAGTAGAGAGTGTTATGAACTTAGAACTTGTGTTGTATTTAAGACAGCGAGGATTTAATAATGGAAAGAGAATATTGGGTTACTGATTATATAAAATATTTTGAAAATATCGTTGCACCACAAATATGTAATGATGTTATAAATGCAGAGTTTCAATATGAAAACTCTACATACTCCACACACGATAGTGGTAAGGTTGTTAAACAAAACAGAGTAGTAAGTGAAGATTTCTGGGTAAAAAGCGGTCAACCATATCACGCTCAATTAAAACCAGTTTATAGATTATCAATAGACAAATACAAAAAAGAATTTCCACACTTTAATGTTCAACATTTGACAGACTTTCGCATTAGTAAATATAGTGAAGGTGGGTTCATGTCAAACCATGTTGACAATATTCATCATAGTCATGGTCAACAGTGGGGATATCCACAGGTTACTGTTTTGTTATTTTTAAATGATGATTATGAAGGTGGTGAAATTGTAATTTCTGGTAGAAAGTTTGAAACAAAGGCTGGGTCTGCAATTGTTTTTCCATCTAACTTTATGTTTCCACATGAGGTACTAAAGGTTACTAAGGGTGTACGATATAGTATCACTTGTTGGCTCATGTAATGATTATATCAAAGGTGAACGAAGTCTACCTTGAATGTGAGGTAGATGAGGACTTGGCAAGAGAGTTATCAGACTACTTTACATTTGAAGTGCCTGGCGCAAAGTTTATGCCGCAGTATCGTAATCGTATGTGGGATGGTAAAATACGTTTGTTTTCTCCACACAATGGTAGGATTTATGTCGGTCTTTTACCATATATAAAAGAGTACTGCACTAAAAAATCAATACAATATAATATAGAGGAAGGTATAGAAAATGATAGGGATGTTAGTAGTAAGAGCGTTAGAGACTTTGCCGAATCATTACGGCCAACCAC